TTCTATATCAGCAGTAGTAATTGCTGCTCGATCAGCACTACCGTCGCCTAACCAAACACCTAATAAATATGGTTCTTTTACATTAATAGATGAAGAAAATTCATTTGCCTTAGATCGATATAATTTAAATGATCTTTGGCTACATTTGGTTAAATTAATATATTCATTTACTGTTGTATTAAGAATGGAAGGATATCTATTATCTCGTAATCTTGATCTGGTCAATGATAAAATATGATTTCCATTAACTACAAATGCTTCTCCTTTTGTTGGAGTTATTTTATACATTTCATCTTTTCCTCTACATAAACCAAGAACTGTGCGAGATTTTCCATCTGGGCCTAATAAAAGATCACCAACAATAACATCTTCAACTTTTTTAATAGAACCATTATACATAACTATATCAGTTCCTTTAGCATGACATCCCGGTGGACCCCATAGTAAAATTCCCCTTTTATATAAAAGTCCATGCTTTCTATAACGATCTTCCATATTCCAGAATTTTTGCATACCTATAAGAACTCGTTCGCTTGAATTATCTGGTAATTCAATCAGATTATCTGTAATAACTTTGATTTTCTTAGCAAAAACCCCGCTATCATCACGATCAAAATCATATACGCCGGGAGGAATAGTAGCGCGAGTAATACCTGCTGGACGAAAAATATCATTGGCCCCAACTTGCCATTGTTTAAATTCAAAAGCCTTTTCGTTATCTTCATTGGAATCAATGTCATCCCAAAAAGGTGAAGCAGCCGCTACTTCTTTATTATTTTGAGATTCTCTTCCAGATGATTCATCGGATAGTAAATCATTTAACATATCATCTTCATTTTTCATTATTTTAATAATCCTTTAAGTAGTGATTTATATCTTATGCATGATGCACATATTCCACAATTATTGCGTTTCATTGACGAACAATATGTTATATGTTTTTTATAAATTAATGGTAAATTTTTTATTATGTCTTCTTTTTTAATTTTTATTAATGGAAATTCTATTATCAGTGGTTTAGTTCTTAGTAAATTTAAAGAACTAATAATAGAATAATAATCATTCAAATAACTAATTGAATCATCATTCATTACATATCCAATATTCACTGGTCCAGACAAATAATAAGAAGATAATAACCAAATAGGTGCTTGTTGCATAGTAATATCTGAACATATTTCTCTAACTGAAAATTCAGATAATATACCTTTATATGAAAAATCAAATTTTGATAATAATGGAACCAATTTATTAATTGCTGATAATTCTCGTTTGGTTTGTTGTGTATTATCAGTTAATTTAATATAATAAGCATCAACATGATGTCCTTCACTTAATAACTTAAAGATCATATATGTTGAATCTAAACCACCCGACCATAAACATTGTTTTATCATATACTAATATTTTCTAGCCCCGCTGCACGAATACGTGTAATATGTCCAACCATAAAACTTTTTGTTTCTAATCCCTTCATTATCCCTAAATATAAATTTCTTATTCGTGCAACCTCATTAATTAGAAGTTCATATTCAATAACACTACTTTCTGAATCGCTATATTTTTCGGCATCTCTGCTTGTCAATGCTCTATTATAACCTTCAAGATATTGTTTATAATGTGTTTGTTTAATTTTTCTCAATTGAATGTTCATAAAATTTAATATAGCTTCGATTTCTTGTAGACTGTTAAAAACAGTTTCAGTTTGACCCGGAAGACGTGCCATATTTTGTTCTAAATTACCGTTAATACCAACAAATTTTTTATGATTTTCCAGTTCTTTTTCATAATATGATATGAAATTTGGAATCTCAGATAAATCTTTCGTAATTTTACTATACCACATTAGTCACACTCTTCTGGGTCATCATCAAACATTTCTTCATATTCATCTTCGTCATCTGAAACAATGTTATATGCTTCGGAAAGATCGCTGTCTAGATCGGCAATTGCTTCCTGTTCTTCCTTGCTTAAAACTGATGAAAGATAACTAAACAATTGTTCTGCTGCGGCAGCATGGTCTCTTCTTGGGATATACTCAACCAACAACTGCCAACACTCTGTAATAAGTTCTGGAGTTTCTTTTGTCATTTAATTAGTCCTTTAATATATTTTGAACAACGTGGTTATTTAGTGTATGAATTGATTATAACGCAATTAAAATTTTAAGTCAATGAATAAATACTAGTATAATGAAAATATTTGAATTACGACAACCAAAAATAACGAAACCAATTATCAGTGCTGCCACTAGATTTGTCCGAGATAAAGATAAAGACGAAGACCATGAAAGAAAAATATTATTTAAAAAACTTGCTAAACTTGGTTGGACATTTCTTGATAAAGGTGCTTATAGTTCTGTCTATACAAATCCAAAAAAGAATTTTGTTTTAAAGATTAATGATTGGGTTGATGGTGGTTATGAACATTATGTTGAAGTTATAAAAAATCATCCAAATATTCATTTTCCTAATATTGGTGATATGAAAATTATGAAAATTGGCACTTTAAATTATTATGTTTATCTTATTGAAAAATTACAAACAGTTGAATCTGTAAATGCTCGAAATTTAGCTGTTGCATTAGATAGAATTATGGATTGTTGGGGAGAATCAAATCGTGAAACATTTGAAACACTATTCTATTTTAATTGTTTATATTCTACAATAAATTATTTAAAAAAAAATCTATCTTTAATAGAAGCAACAAAAATTGTTGGACAATATAAAGGTAATAGATATCTTGACATGCATGGTGGAAATATTATGCAAAGACAAAATAGAACAATTGTTATAACCGATCCCTATTGTTAATAAGGAAAATAATGAAAATATTTGAATTACGACAACCAAAAATAATAAAACCGATATTCACAGCTACTTCTGAATATTTTAAAAATAAAAGTTTAGATGCTGATGGAAAGATATTATCTTTAAAACTTTCTAAACTTGGATGGACATATAATAATAAAGGTTGTTTTAGTTCAGTATATACAAATCCAAATAAGCGATTTGTTTTAAAAATAAACAATAGACCAGATCGAGGTTATGCTCGATATATTGAAATTTTAAAAGATAATCCAAATATTCATTTTCCTAATATCGGTGATATGAAGGTTGTAGAATTTGGAGGTTTTAATTATTATGTATATCTCATTGAAAAACTTAAAAATCTTCCTCTCACTATTAATTATGAAGGTGTTAAAATAGATACTGATATATTAACGGACTGTTTACAGCGAATAGCAACTGGGTGGAGTCGAGATTATAAGTGGTTTACAAGATATTTTGATGATAAAACAATGTTTTATTTAGAAGAACAACCAGAATTGGTAAAAGCTGCACAGATTATTGGTAAAAATCAAGAAGATAGATTTTTAGATATGCATAGTGGCAATTTTATGATTAGAAACGATGGAACCATTGTTATAACTGATCCATATAGTTAAGGAAATATGGTGCCACTAGTGGCACCATATCATTATTACTTAACTACAAAACCATCCGTTGTATTAATTATTACTTTTGCATCCTTATCAAATTCTTGCATGATCAAGTCTAAAATTCCCTCATCATTACTTAGATAATCTTTACGCCAATGTTTATGTTCAATACCGTTTTTGTCTGTATAAACATAACGATTTCCATCTTTGACTAATAATTTCTGTTTTTCAAAGATATCAAACAATCCAGAATATTTATCAATTCCTGTATCATAGGGAATAAAAACTTCGACAGCTTCAAATGGTTTATTATATCGAGTTTTTACAACCTTGCATTTACTTCTGATACCTCTTACTTCTGTAATCTTATTACCTTCTTCATCTTCTTTTAACTTATAAGGAATCATCGAAATAATAATACTACTTGCATAAAGGGAACCACTTCCACCTGAAATAATATCATCGGTATATTTGTCTTGACTAGAGTATACGTGATTTGTGCAAACCATACCAATATTCAAATCACCAAACATATTAACGCAATTTGTGATAAGAGCTTTTAGTTGCTTTGCTTTAATTCCCATATCGCCTTTTAGATCACCTTCGTTAAATTGATCAACTTGTGTAGGAGCTAAAAGCATACCGAGAGAATCAATTACAAATAAAACTTTTGGTCTTTCTTCAAGAGGAACTTCTTTATATTGTGTTACAAAATCAGTTATTACCTTGGCAACATCATTTATCATTGCCATATTAAGTTTCAATAATTTTTCTTCGCTGGTGTCAACACCCAATGCTTGTAGCCATTTTTCATCTAAAGCATTTTCACTATCAATTAAGATTACAAAAATATCTTTTTCTTGAGCATTTTTTACTACTGTTCCAGAAGCAATTAAACTTTTACCTGCGGCTGGAGCACCAGCAATTAATGTTACTTTTCCAAGTGGAATACCAACATCAAATCTACTTGATATTAAGTAATTCAGTGCAAAATTTCCAGTTGAAATCCAATCAGTTGGGTCATTAAAACCTATACTTAAACCTTCAATACTTTTAGTAAGTCCTTTCCTAAATTTACTTAAATCAAAGGGTTTTGCCATTTTTGTTCTCCTTGATATACTGTATCCATTCATTTTCCCAAATGGTTAGTAAGTTATAATGCTGTTTTATTTTTTCTTCTCGTATCATAGTTTGTGTATAAAGATATCCGAAAGTCTTATGATTCATTAGGTTTATTTTATTTGGATCATGTGTTTTTGGATTTCCGTGCCAAAAATCTCCATAAAATTCATATACTGTGTTTGTTTTTGGATCATATCCATCTACAATATTTCTACCAAGATTTGGTAATTTAATCTGTCGATTTTCTTCCAATATTCCAATATAATTTAACCATTTAGTTTCTGGCTTTGATACTCGTGTTGTGCAATTCGGACATCCATATCCAGATAAATGATCATTGGGTTTTTGTAAAAAACGTTCATGCTCTGGACATATAATAATTCCCTTAGTAAGAGCGTCAACATAAACAAATTCATCATAATTGAATTTGTTATTATGAAGTAACGATGCTTGATCTATAAATTGTTCTAGTGTTTTCTTTTTTGTTCCGCCGCATTCTGGACATCCTTTCCCATTCATATGATCAGATGGGTTTTGTAAAAATTTTCCATGAATAGGACATATAATTATACTCTTTGTATGAGAATTAACATAAATAAATTCATCATAAACGAATTTATTATTATGAATTTTGGTTGCATGTTCTTTAAATTTTTGTCGTGCTTTATTATTTTGATTCCCACATTCTGGACATCCATTTCCTGATAAATGACTCATTGGGTTTTGTAAAAATTTTCCATGAATAGGACATATAATTATACTCTTTGTATGAGAATTAACATAAATAAATTCATCATAATTATTATTTTTATCTGGGTGTTTCAGTTTTGCTTTAATTATAAACTCTTCTTTATTACTCTCTAGTAGTGATGAGCATTTTGGACAATTTTGTCCTCTTAAAGAATGATCTGCTCGTTGTTCATATACTCCATGTTCTCTACATATAATAATGATTGGATATTTAAGACCTTTGTATACTAGCAACGAAATATCATATCTATTTCCATGAATTGAAATAAATTTTTTAATAAATTGTTCTTGAGATGTTTTTTGCATAATTTTAATAAATGAGGTAGTATTTTTCAACTACCTCATTTTGTTATTTATACCTTTGCTTCTGCGGCCTTCTTGCCACGTTCACGTATCATTTGTAATACGGCTGCGGCAGAAGTTTTTTCTGTGGATGGTGCTGTAACCGGGCTGGTTTCAGTTTGTGCTACTGAACTAGTTGAAGCAACATTTTCTGTCTTGGTAGATTGTGTTTCTTCGGAAGTTTCCTTATCACCCTTTATACCTGCTGGACGATAATAAGCACCCCATCGTTCGTTATCATATGCTTCGCCATCAACAGATGCTTCAAACATTTCGCGAATGATAACTAAGTCTTCTGCCGTTGGCTTCTTACCAAGAAAATCATTTAGATTTGTCAAACCATACTTTTCAATGGCTTCAAGTTCACTCTTTGTTAAAGGACTTTCTCTACGTGCATATGAAGAAGTTCCGTAATCAGCATATGGTCCCTTGACTGTTTTTACAATGCGGAAATCTGAACCCTTTTCATAATCACAGGGTAGATTTAACATTTCTGCATCCATTAGACCAGCCTTAACTAAATTGAATAATTGTTTATTCAAGCTAAATCTACGAATTGGATTTTCAGGAGTCTTATCATCTGCAACAGTGTTCTCACGAACAAAACCTTGCATAATGAATTGTGGCTTCTTCCAGTAACGGTTAGCCTTTTCCTTTAAGGCTTCATCTTTATACCAAGCACGAACTTCGCTAAGAATAGGACATCCTTGTGGATATTCCTCGCGTCCAAACATTTCTACGCATGGTACAGAAACGGTGATTTGTTTTGAATCTCCACCTTTAATGCCATTAAAAGGCAATTTAATTTGTTGTTTTTCTACCCAAAAATATGAGTTATTTGTGTTACCGTCAGGAAGGAATCGAATAACGGTAGTTGAATCTGATTTAGCATTCCAGAATGGATAAAAGGCTGAATCAAAATTTCCACCTTTGTTCTGTTCAGCTTGTGCGAGTCTTGCTCTAATATCTGCTAATGTTGTATTTGTATTTCCCATGATGTTTCTCCTTGTTTACCATGTAATATAATTTTGTAGTTCCCATGTTGTCCATGTTTGCTACTATTAAGATAGTAACACTGTTATTTATCCTTTGCAATATATTTCTTTGGTTATATTTAAAATTATTTTAGTTATATGTTAGATGGCCCTTTATTTCCCGGTTTGTTTGAAAATCCAGCAGAATTAGGTGATAACTTACGTGGTGCTTTCGCTAAATCCGCAATTCTTGTTATCTCTTTATCATCGGCATCCTTGTCTTGTTCTGGAGAGTTTAATAAAGAAAATGGTGATAATTTTCCAGTTGTATTTTTATGTGATGCTATTTCCTTGTTACTTCTAAAATGATTTGGAATATTATTTGAAATATATGTTAACGGCGAATTTGCCCCGGCACTAGTTGGCACATCTGCCTCTGTTACATTGTTCTTCTTAACAAGATATTCCAACTCTCCCTTAAAATCTGGTTCCATTAGAACACTAACAGCAAATGAAATTGTATTTAATCCTTTATCAATTGGTTTACCATTTCTAGACATAACCCAACCAAATTTACCATCCAATACACCAAAAATTACTTGATAATAAGATCGTTTCCAAATTTCATCATCACCCTGTTTAACTACTTGCTCAAATTCCAAATTAGTGAGCATCTTAGTCATTTTTTCTAATTCTTCTTTTGGATTTTTACTCTTTTTTTTAAACCCAAAAATTTCATTAATTTGAGATTCTGTAATGTTTGATTGATTTCTTTGATCGGGATCGATATCTGTTGGTTCCATTTCTCTTACACGCGAATGCTCAAAATCTTCTGGTTGAAAAGGTAAATCTTCATAATCAGAATAATATTCATCCCCACAATCATTACAAATTCTGAGACGGGGATCACCGCCCTCGGATTTTCTATATTTATGACCATATTCTTCACAAGCAGACCATTCATTTCTTAAATCATTATCTTCTCTGTCTGGAATAGATTCGTTAGTTTCAACCGCTTCTCTAACTGGTTCATGACCACTTCTCCAATCATGTTCATCAAATTCATCGTCCGAATTTTTCCATTTTCCATCTTCTTTATCTGGAACCCAGTTATAATCTTCGTCTCCCAATTCAATAGCTCTTTTTTCTTCTGGTGATAATTCTTCCTCATCATTCAATATTTCTTGACCTTCACCTTGACCATTTGCAGCATCAACCCAATTATTAAAAGCTGCTTCTTCTGGTGTTTTATTACTTTTATATTTTTGATATACACGATTAATATATGGGAGAGCCATGGTGTTATCTTCATCCATTTCTACCCCATCAAAAATATCTTCAAACATTTCATCATCGTCTTCTAATTCACCAGCATTGCCAGTCATAGTTACGCTATTTTTTGCATAACCGCCCTTTGATGAAAGACTAGCTAATGTTTTCTTAATTTCCAAATATCTTTCGCGACCGGCAGCTAATGCTTCCGACGCATTATTATTTTTAAATTCAGAATTTTTATAAGTTCTATAAAATTTATTTAATGATAGCATTTCTTCGACTAATTGACAAATATCGCGGCCAATAGAATCATATGGAGTTCCACCAGATTCAATATGACGCGCCATTGCACGAGCCGCCAATAAAGATTTAAACGGAAGTAAAAATCTTTCACCTTTTCCATTTGATAGATAAATTTTTTGAATTTTTCGTGAACGACTATTTTTTATTTTTGGATCGATTCTTGCACTATGTTTAATAATTATATCCATACTACCCAATGGTTGTTTACTGGTTTTTACTGAACCATCAATTGGTCCAAAAGAACTTTCAAACATTGGTTCAAGGTCTTCTTTTACAAGTTTTAAATCTTTTTCAACATCTCGTCGTGTAATTTGACTTTTATTAATATTACGAACATCAAAACCAAGTAAATGCATCTTCGCAAATTGACGAATATCTTGAAGAAATGCATACCATTCTTTTTTGGTTTTTGCATCTGAATCTGCTAAATCTTGACCAAAATAAATCTTAATTGAATTAGAACTCTCTCCATCATCAAGAAGCGATATAACTACACTACCTTTATCTTCACCTATACTATTAACATAATTAAAAGAAAAAACTTTAATTTTGGAAGGATCAGAAGTGCTGATACCTTGTTCGTCAATTGAATCAGCTATTTCATAGCGATCTTTCAAAAGGTCTATTATGTCTGACGAGATATTTTCTACTGGTTTTGGCATGTCATTCCTCTTGAGGTATTTATCATAAAAACAAAAATGGGCAGAAATTAATCTACCCATTAAAATTATTTTTTAACAGGAAATATTCCTGCATGATATAACATAGATAGACCTATATCTCCTAACAAATAAGTAGAATAAGCATTATTATCTTTAAACCAAATTTTAATAGTTCTACAATCGGTTTCAGGAATACACCAACGAACAGAGCGTTCCATAATTTCCAATGTTATTTGTTCTCTAAAAGGCCACATAAATACCTCATATTACATATGTATTTAGGTCCACAGAGATTTTCTAATCTTTATTAAACGGATCATCATTTCTGTTTCTTCTTTTTCATAATCTGCTTCAATTTTGTTTAATGCTTTAAGTATTTTTGAAAATTTGATTTTTTCTTCTTTAGTTTCATCTTCTCCAAGAGAATCTAATAGATTATCTACATCTCCAGATTTTGATCTTTTTGAATCACAATAAGCACTCCATCCAGAAATATCTGATGGATCGGGTCTGTTCCAATAAACATCAGTATACCATGTATATAATGCTTTAATTTCTTTTGCTGCAATAGCTTGGTGAGTTGGTTTTCCAAATAATTTATTTGTTGACTTAATACCATCATTTTCACCATAAACTAATGACATTTGCCAATCTAAATTTTCCAAACCTGCTTCTTTACTTCTCCATCCTTTAAAAAGAAAAATATTTATTCTGGCCCACCATGGAAGTTTGTATTTATCGTTACTCCAAGTAGCCATATGAGCACATTCTTGTTCGACAAAATCAACAAGAGTATCAAAAAGACATGGAATAAATCTACCATCCACATCATACCACTGTCCTCTCTTTAAATGATCTTTGTGAGCTACAAGAGCATATGTTTGATCTATCCAACGATTACGAACATACCAACGAAAATTATTGAATAGATCATATGGTAGATATAGAAAATTTTGAATTTTATCTAACAATTCTTCGGCGACCCAATAACGAAATTGATGAGCCGTTTGTGCATTCACTCTCCATTGTCTCCAACCCTTTGAAGAAGCAGAATATGGTTTTGCTGTTCCTCTAATCCAATTT